AAAAGCTGATCAAGCGTTGTGTTTTCCTTCTCTTGTGCAATACCGAAAGCATACATGCCAAACTTGAAACCCCTCTTAACTCCACTAACCTCAAACTCGAAAACCCCTTTCTGCATATTATGTTGTTGAGAATGTATACTCTCCATCTCCGGTAAACGTTCCAGAGAATGTAGATCCCGCATTCAAAGGACCTTCCCAGTCAATCTGATTCAGGTAGCAATACCCTGTTACTGTCAGGTTTGTATTGTCTCCCATCTTTACCCAAACTCTTGTTCTGTCATCATGAACAGAGAATAGTTCCTGAAGGCCGTACGTGGAAGCAGGGTTGAACATTCCCTCGAAACCTATAGTCCATGTTCTGCCCCCTGGAAGAACTTGTCTTGCTCCATCGTTGTCTTTGCATGTCACATCTATTTCTTCGTTTGTAGAAGAAAAGGTAGCGTTGGTAAGACAGCCTATCAGCGTGCCCTCGACATATATCCCAACATCGTTACCGTTTAAAACTGCCATCTCACTTTATCGTTTTTTGTTTGAAAAAATCTGTTTTAGCCTTGCCTTCGGGTGGATACTTGCCTGTATATAAGTCTCCGAACTGTTTGTTTATCAACTCAGCACTCAGCACGTTATCACACGGTAGTACCGTCCCGACTGGATATTTTTTACCGAACTTGTTAGTCCAGCTTCTTTTTAAAATCACTTTTATTGCCGTCATGTAGGTTGTGTTCTTTGAACCTGCGCCTCATAAATACTCACACGATACGGTAGCTTAGCGTCTCTGTCATACCCATCGTTTTGAGTCACAAAGAAGATCCTATGAAAAAAGTAACCTCCTGCTGTAACTCCTACTTGTTCCAGAGCCGCGCGGCCTGCCCTGTCCATCACATCTACTTTTTCAGGAGATGAGCTGTAGGAAAAAACTGCAAACTGCACGCGGTCTAGTGAACTAGTTTCTCCCTTTACTTGTACAGGAGCGTTTGATTGAACACTGAGTATCATATAAGGTGCGCTCTCAGTGTCCGGACAAACCGCCCAATATATTTTCGACTTACTCCCTAATGCATTGTTACCAACTGCGGCAACCACATCAGCGTCTTCAGTCAAAAGTTCTATTGGCCCCTGTATCATCTTAAAGTTCTTTTCATGAAGGAGTAAAGCTTCTTTCCAATCTGCTCGTTAATCGCTCCCTGTACCCTTGGCCTTGTGGCGTCCCATGACGGTTGAGCAAAAGGCTTTTTAGGCATTACACCCCTGTTTGCTCCGTTCTTTAGTCTACGCGCCTTTGTTCCGTACTCCACCAAGTGTGCCGCATGTCCTTTGTATCTGCTGGACCTGCGAGGGCCTACGTGTATTGCACCAAGTTCCCGATTACTCAACGACTTGGCACTTGCCTTAACGACGCCGATCGAGTCTATGAGCTTGCCTGTTGGGCCTTCCGGAGCCATTGCCTTCTCTCTTTCAATAGGAGGTTTGGCTGCGGCTGCGTGTGCCTGCTGAAGTATTCTGTCATTCAGTTGCAATGGAAGACCCCGCAAAACTTTGTCGATCTCCTGCACTCCTGTAAGCTTAATTGTTACGCTCATGTCGATGTTGTGTCAAGGAACTCCGTTATAATCTTTAGGTGCATTCGTCTACCTATCTCAACTTTTGAAAGGATCTTGTAAGCAAAACCTCCGTACACAATCCGCCATCTATTCGTAACACTCGCGTTATACCGAATTGTAAACTTTACTTTCTGCACGTGCGTGGTACGGTCACCCTCTACAACTTCATTTCCTTCCAACTCCTGTACTTCTGCGTATTCATAGAATTCATCGGTCCATGAGTTTATTTCGTCAGAGTTTGCGGTACCGTCCGTAACCACCGGACTCTGAAAAAGCACCCTTCGGTTTAGTTCGCCAACGTATTGTTTTGACTGAGGCATTCCATCAACGTTTTTAAATGTTCAACTTCTTCTTGGCTCAGTCTATTTAAAATTTCTTCGATGTTGTAAGCCTGCCCAACCAGGTGATTGAAAGGCCAAATGTTCACCGGACTCTTTACATCTATTACCATCGGGAATGATGAAGACTTAACTTGCCTGTATCCAGTTCCCGCGCTTTGCAGTCTTAGAATACTGTTGTTGTCAAGTCCTTTGTTTATGTCATCTTTCCACAACTTCCAATCGCATCTTTCGAGAATGTCCCTGTGAATCATCCTTCCTCCACCGTATGTAGAAGCCCCACCTACCCGCCTGCACGATCCTGTTTCACTGTCGATGAAGGCACAGTCACTTATTCCAAAGAACTCATAGATGCCGATGTACTTTTTGTACTCATCCAGCAGTTCGTTTAAAATCAGAGTATCGCTACCGATCTCCATCATGTAATCGAACTTCAGATGCTTTGCAGCCATCAGCCCGAAATTCTTCTTCTTACCAAGTGGCATGTTTTCATGGAAGACATAACCCACATCGTATTTTTTACACAATGGAATCATGTCATCCTCACTCACGACCGCCAACACCTGAATATTATAATCCGGGTGCTGTCTTAGCCTGTTCAGCCCTTTGAAGCACAGTTCCGTAACTTCCGGACGTCTCCACAACGCGACATAGGTCAGTAAGTCAATCCTGGAATGCATTGTGATAAACTTTCACCATGTCCAGTAAATGCATTGATCCAACGCTTATATCTGCGGCATCTCCCCTATGACGATCTCTAAAAGCTATCTCTTCAAGAATCGCATGTTTGATTATTTGAGGGACTGCCGCAGCTGCGCCATACCCTGCGGTATAAGTGGCGGTTACCGCGTGTGGTGTTTCCGTAAAGTCAGCGACATCGGTAGGCCATCCATCAATAGGAACAAGCCTGGCAATTTCACTATGGTTGTCCAAAATGAAGTGAGTCGCTGCCGTTAGTGTGGTAGTTCCTCCTTCGTCATTGGTGTACGTTAACCCTAACCCATCGCCAGTAATCGCTATCACTGGACCATACGGAAGCAGAATTGGCTTATCACATGAGGGGAATGCATCGAGCTTTATTCTTCGTGTTTGAGTAATAAAGCTCTGCTGTGCATACCTCTCACAGATTTGCCGGGCAACCTTGATAAGCGAGGTAATACGAGTGTCTTCAGAAGTCCCAGTGATATTCAACTGGGTTTTTGCTTCTGTTAGTGTTACCGGCTCTTCACCAGGCTCACTTGTGACTTTGCTGTATACTACCATCGCTTAACAATTGCTGTACGCATTACCTTTTGGGTTACAGAACCCGCATGTACTTGTTTGACTTCGCTGATGCTAGCATTTTTTTTTTCTTTTCCTCTCCTTTCGGATCAGCTTCGAAATCCCAGGCACCCCAAAACTTTACAGCTTCGCGGTCAGAAACCTCTTTCAGCATCACGCCTCTTTTCGCCACTACATCAACTTTTTTTCCGTCACCTTTTTCAATCTGCTTGAAAAGGAAATTTCTGTTTGGTATCAAATCCATATATCAATTAAAATTAAGTTGCAGCAGGAAGATCAGTTGCGTCCCAGTCTTTACAGATAGAGAACTCGGCAGCGTGCTGGATTTCAACATCCAGGAAAGCTTGACAAACAAAGCGAACCTTTCCGCCAAGCGCCTGAGTGAATGGATCAAAAAGAATGTCCAGACCTCCCCAGGTACCGAGCATAGCAGACCCCCAGTTGTCGGAGTAGATAATACCTACCAGGTCAGTTTGTGAACCTTCAGAGAAAGCAGAGCTTACATTTTCAGAGGTCACGAACCTGCGGCCTATTAGCGTGCCGGCATCTGGATTCAGGATGAAGTTTCCTTCTACACCAGACGTTTGCTTTGGAGTGTTTGCGAGTGCGAATTCACCGTAAGCGTTCGTAAGCCATCCAGCAGATCCTTGGCGGGACTTTGCAACCTTGACATCGCGGATCATTTGAAGAAGTCCGGCATACGTCATGTTGTTTGAAGTCGATCCAGAACCAGTGGAGAACACGTTCACACCAGAATAATTGAAAATACCTGTAGGCTCATTGCCAGTTCCGGCACCATCAATCACCGCATCATCAACGGTCAGTTCGTATCTTTTTTCGATAATTCCGCGAAGCCACGGTTCTACGATAAACACGTTTTGCTTCAGGAATTGGACAGAAACGTCTACGTAACCACCGACACGCTTAGGACTCATGTCAATGCTATCCAAAGTAGGAGTCGTTTCGTTTACATCGCTGTTTTCAGTTTCCCATGCGAATGCAACGTCACCGTTGTGGCGAACAAACTTTGGATTGCCACGAAGACCATTCATCACGGTGATACCGAGAGTCGTAACCTTTGGCATGGGATTCAGAATTGGAATAAGCCCGGCATACTCCGTAAATACAGAGTCAGTGCCTTCTGTTGCGACATCCAGTAACTTGCGCTTTCCGATTTTGATGAACTTCGAAGGGATTGAGATATTACCCTGCAATCCAAGGTCGTCACCTGCCTGCTTCAGTTCGCGTGCTGATTCTTCAAAAAGCTCTTTCTCAACACCATCATGTTCTTTTCGATCCATGACGTTGTTAAAAGCTTTTGTGAAGCTGTAGCGCTTCGCGATCTTGTTCATTTCCTTGATCTCAGAAGCATCGTCCTGAACCGGGCCAACGGCAGCAGCGCCATGACCGGCATCGATTTTGTCTTTGGCTTTTTGTTTACGTACTTCTTCGAACCGCTTTTCGCGTTCAAGATCTACGTCAATATTCTTTATCTCAGCAAAGAGTTTTTCCTCCTGCTCTTTTTCTTCTTTGGTCAATTCAGCTTTTGAAGCTTTATCGACAAGGGCTTCGTAAGCTGTTTTCTTCTCTGCCCGCTCCTCTGTTAATTTTTTAACCTTGTCCATTTTATTAAATTCAAATTGTTTTTAATCTTTCCTTGTACTTATTCAAATCAGGATCTTCCTTCTTTGAAATTTCTTGTTCGACCTTCTCGGCCTCAGCACCACCGTATTCTTTTTCGATAGCGTCTAATATTGATTTTCTCAGCTCGTCACTGATTTTGATTTTCTTAAATAGGTCCTCGGCCTGCTCTGTCATTACAGACTTCATGGACATCCGGTTTGCCTCTCCGTTCATTGGAATGTTGACTACTGACCACTCCAATAGCTCTTGCCCATCGTAGTAGTATGTTTTTTCCTCCTTGTTGTATTTGCCTTGACCAACAGGAAGAATGCCTACTGATGCCGCGTTAAGCGATCCGAAAAGAAGTTTTTGGAATATCTTTTCTGCTAGAGGATTGATTTTTTCCGGCTCAAACGTGGCCTTACTGACCAAAACTTTTTTGCCTTTGTAGTTATCGAGGTTTGTTGTACTTTTTCCAATGATGTAGTCAGGGTTAGGCATGCTTAAAATGCTACCTCCGTATACCTCGTGTTGGTAACCTACAATTGGATTCATGGCATACTTTTCCAGGTGCCAGTTCTCCATATTGATTACTTCCCCTCCTCTGTCCTTTGTGGCAGTGGAAATGATAAATTGCATCTCACGCGTTTCCTCCACGGTCTTTGCATCAAAAGACTTTTCAACAATGGAGGCATCCAAATATTTTGCTTTGCTCATGATGGTCCTACGATTGTAATGTTGAATGTTGCCCCGTTCGATCCTTTGTACCTAAGCTTGATGCCTCTGGTAATTGGAATGATTTTACTGCCAGTAGAAAATGATCCTGACCCGGCCGCGATTGCCTCACCGTTTGCGCTGAACTGAGTTGCCGCAGACATTTCGTCTATCAATGCATACCCAGTTGTATATCCTCCAAGCTTACCTAACACCGTGTCAAAGTTTATGTCGTTCTCGTTTGTGTCCGGTAGCGTTATCTTCTGTGGATTTAATGTCAATGTTGTCGTTGCCATATCAATTATATAGAGCGTGTCCGTTCACATGTCCGTTTCTCCGTGGCTCCTGGCCGGGTCCTGCCGATGGGGCAACCTTCTGTTCGTAGAAAGTCCTCAGCTGATCTACAGGAATATTCGCGGCTTGTACGGTATATATTTCGCCACCTTCGTAAGCGTTCATGTCTTCTTTGTCTCTGATCTCGTTTGCGTTAAGAACTCCTATGTCCTTCATCGCTTTGTAAAACTCCCCTCTGGTTTTTGTGTCGCCTCTGAGAAGTCCGTTCATGTTGTACTTTGTGCTGATCGTCTTTTTTTCCTTCTCTGAAAGGAGTTTCATGTTGTTCTCCTTTTCTATCACTGTGCATATCGGAGTGATTGTATGCTTGGCGTAGATTATGTCTGACTGTTCGGAGTTAGACCACGTCATGCGCTCATAATCCTGAATGAAAGAGGGAGGCATTTGATAGATGCCGCAGATTTGACGGTCTGTTAAGCCTGCGGTGCTGACATACTCGGCCTCACCTGGAGGTAAAATGATTGGCTGGAAATTCCACTTACCAGATAGGATCGGGGCTTTACCAGCGGCTAAGTCCTTTTGCCATGATTCCTGATTTTGCGCCCGCTGTTCTGCGGTAAGCGTACCGTCATAGCTTAAAATACCTGGTGGACGCTGGCCTAATGAGTAGGCTTGATATCTTGCTTGCTTGAAAGCCTGCCCAAATGTGATTTGATTTTGACGAATGGGAGAAACGCCCATCACTCCGTCATAAGAAAACCAGCGATAGTGAAGTACGTCCCTTGATGGGTACATTTCCCCCCTGATCTTATACCATAGTTCTCCGTCACTTATTGTCAAATCCCATTCACCTGGGGTTATAAGATCAAGGCTTTTTGGCTCTCCCGTGCGTGCGTATCTGTTTATTCCTATGATGCTATTGCCCCATGAATCCGAATGGATCATTGAGGTCAACATCATGTTTGCGGAACTCATGTAATTGTTTGGCTCCTGAGATAAAAGCCAGTAGGCGGGATGATCTGTAAGGACATTTTTTGTCCCTTTTGGCCCCTGTTCGATTACATTACATGGGAGGGAGGCAATAGTTCGCGAACGAACATTGATACATGAGTAAACTGTAGCAAGTCCGTGTGCGCGTCTTTCGGAAACAGGCTCTTCAGAAAAGTTATCCTGAAACCCGTATATTTTAGACCAAGCTTCAGTGCCTTTAAGGTCATAGGTAGGGCCAACGTCTTTTTTGGAGACATCACCC